CTGGATCAGCTATCTGGTAAGTTTATCAAGTTCTCACAAATCAATAACACTGATGTATCCACATCTGTTGATAATGTCTCAGGTGTATTGAATGCCTTTGGACAGGACAGTTCCAATGCGGGAGACCTGTTGGATGCACTGAATGCAACAGGGCAGGCAACAGGTATCGATATGGGTACTCTTGCTAACTCACTTCAGTTGAACGCGGTGCAGCTCAAAGAAATGGGACTGAATTCACAGCAGGCGGCCGGCTTCATGGGCATAATTGAAATGTCTGGTCTTGATACATCGGCTGCAATGATGGGCTTGAAAACAGCAATGAAGAATGCCACAAAGGATGGTCAGACATTAGATCAGGCAATTGCGAAATTCTCAGAAACTATGAAAGGAAATGGCACAGAAACTGAGAAACTACAGGCTGCCTACGATCTTTTTGGTAGTAAGGCCGGTGCTGCTATTTATAACGCCGCATCAACAGGAAAACTGAACCTTGAAAGTCTTTCTGGAACGCTCGGCAACTTCTCCGGTAGTGTTGAAAATACATTCAATGAAACCTTAGATCCAATTGACCAGTTCCAAATGAGCATGAATAGCCTGAAGGAAACAGGAGCGGATATCGGTAACTCGTTAGCGACTGTCCTGGCACCTGTCCTGAAGGATATTTCAGGAGCTTTGAAGACCTTCTCAGAGATTTGGAACAGTATCCCAGAACCAGTACAAAATACAATCATCAAGATTGCTTTACTTGCAGCGACCATTGGTCCACTCCTTGTGACTGGTGGAAAAATCATCAGCGCAGTCGGAACAATTATTAGTGCGATTGGAGGTTTGACGACCTTCTTGGGCATTGGTACTGCAGCCACCACAGCAGCCGGAACAGCGGCCACAGCAACGGGTGCGGCAGTCGGTGCAGCATCTATACCTCTTCTACCAATCATCGGCATTATTGCGGCAATTATCGCGGCAGTGGTTGCCATTATTGCCATCGTGAAGAACTGGGGTGCAATTACGGATTGGTTTAAAGGTGTATGGTCTGGTTTCTGTGATGGAATTCAGACTGCCTGGACTGCCGTTGGCGATTTCTTTACACAGACCTTGCCGAACTTCTTCTCGGACGTTGGCCAGAAATGGTCAGATGGTTGGAACACAATGAAAACCAATGCAGGCACGATCTGGGACAACATTAAAACAGGTGTCGGTAATTCGATCGACAATATCAAAACCAACGTGGGGAACGGACTGGATAACGTGAAGCAATCCTTCTCAGACAAGTTGTCTGCCGCCCACGATACGTCGGCTTCCATCATGGAAAATATCAGGGGTGCTTTCAGCGACAAAATGAGCGCAGCTAGAGATGGCGTTTCCAATGCAATCGATGCGATCAAGGGTTTCTTTAACTTTGATTGGCATTTACCAGAGATTAAACTGCCTCATTTTTCTATTGAGGGGAGCTTCTCGCTTGATCCACCATCCATTCCTCATATCGGTATTGATTGGTATAAGAAGGCAATGGGTGATGGCATGATATTAAGCAGTCCTACAATCTTTGGAGCACAAGGTGGTCAGTTGCTTGCAGGTGGTGAAGCAGGACCAGAAGCTGTAGTAGGTGTTGGTTCCTTATCATCGATGATTCAGAATGCAGTGGCAGTTCAAACTGGTACGATTGCCAGTGCTATTACTGCAGCTTTGAATAATGCAGATGGTGGGGATATCACGATTCCGGTCTATATCGGAAATGAGCACATTGATACCATCGTTGTCAAAGCGTCACAACGAGTAAATTACAGATCAGGAGGTAGATAAATGCTAGACAAGTATCTTAAATTTGATGGCGTTCAGATACCTAACCCCACTTCATATACTGAAGATTCGGATACCATTGACAATCAATATGAGACTGAAGCTGGTGGACTGAATGTATCGGTTACACGATATGATCGGCTCCATGTTTCAGTCTCTTTTGATGTTTCATCTACTTGGGCTAAAAAGCTCAAAGATTACAGCAAAAAAGACACTGTTACAGTCACATTGATTGATTTATCACTGGACGCAGAAAGTGACCACACAATGATCATCCGAAACTTTAAATCAAAGTTAGTTGAACATTCAGAACATACGCAACGCACAAATGGTTTATGGAATGTTTCCTTCGAACTTCAGGAGCTTTAGGTTATGTATACCGTAAGTGATGCATATAAAATTGCCATGAAAAAGCCTGTTCAGCAATTCCGTTTAACAGGCGCAGTAGGAAAAACCCAATTTACCGATAGTAATATTCTGAAAGGATCTTTTTCAATCACAGATCAATGTTGTGATGAATTATCTATCTTGATTGGCCAAGTCTATATCGGTGAACTGAGCGCAACCTTTCTCAATCTGGATATTCCAAGATATGGATGGAAAGGTCTAGTTATCACACCATATTGCGGATTGAAGTTAGCAGATGGAACCTTTGAGGATATACCTTTAGGAATCTTTACGATTGAGGAAGCAAAATGGACACGCACAGGTGTTGTTATCAAAGCCTATGATAATATGGCCAAATTTGACAGGTCATTTGCAGTACCACAAACTACCGGCCATATCTATGATTTGATTGCGATGGTTTGTACAGACTGTGAAGTTGGTCTTGGTATGAGTCAAACTGAATGCGAGGCCCTTACGAATGGAACGGTCGATCTCTCTATCTATTCCGAAAATGACATTGAAACATACCGTGATCTGGTTTCATGGCTTGCTCAGACAAGTGCTTGTAATGCAATCATCAATCGAGAAGGTAAGTTGATATTCAAGCCTTACAATCAGACTGTTGTAGATGCCATAGGAAATGACCATCGGTTTACTGGTGGGTCATTTTGTGACTATGAAACAACATATACCGGTCTATCCTGTGTAAATAGAGCAACTAGCGAAACAAAGTATTACCATGTAGAAACCGATACAGGACTTACGTACAACCTCGGAAACAATCCTCTTCTTCAATATGGACTGGAGGATGTAAAAGATACACTGAGAACAAACATACTGACGGCACTCCAAGCAATCAAATATGTGCCATTCAGTATTTCCATGATTGGCAGTCCATCATATGATTTAATGGATGTTTTCATATTTAGTGATGGTATAGCGGATGCAGAAAAGCTCTATTGCATGACCAAGTTCACCTTCAAATACAATGGTCTCTATGAAATGGAGGGCGTTGGCGCTGATCCATCCTTGTCCAATGCACGTAGTAAAACAGATAAGGATATTTCTGGACTGGCCTCGAATACAAGTGCTAACCAGTTGATTTTCTATTCCTTTGTAAACGCAGAAAAGATCACCCTTCGTAAAGACAGCGATGTTGATATTTTATCCATCACTTTTGCCTCAAACTCGGATGAAGCACAAGTTTCCGTCTGGTGGGAGGCAAAACTTGATGTCATATTTGATGATTCTTATACGTTTACTGTCACCAACTCCACAACTGACGCTCTATCCGCAAGCAACATCAGAATTGCCGCAACTCGAAATCTTGCGACCTGTGAAGCTACTTATCTAGTCAGTGGAAATGTTCAAACTTATCATCCGATCATCACTTGGGATGAAGCTGGCACTCATACTATTCATCTTGGATACTATATAGGCAACATTAAGTCGGGCCATACATATACATTTACCGTAAGGCTAAAAATGGTGAATTGTTCTGCAACGGCTGCTGCTGAAGATGTACACGCGTTGCTGAGCGGTACTGGCTTAGCTGGCAAGGTCAATTGGGATGGTACCCTTACCCTTGAGGATACATTTGAAATGATCAATTTCATTCCTGAAGGATTTGCAATTGGGTCTTTTGTAGATCAGGTCCAGATTGCCACTTCTAGTGTAAATTATCAGCCTGTTCTTTCTGACAATTTCAATATCCTTCAATTAGGCACAACAAATGATCTATTGCTCAGTACATTGGCCGATGATTTATTGCTTGCTATCGTAAAAACCAACTTTATAGTTTCTAGCACCAGAGGCGACCCTCAATATAGCTCATATGTGATCATCAATACGGACAGTGCCTTCTTACTGAAAACATCTGATTATCTGTATTCGGGTGTTCAAGGCACAATTGATGCCGGCTTCATATCAGAATTTGATGTACCTGTAGATCAATATCAGGACATTACGGAGGTGATTTACAAATGAGCAATTATTCATCAATTGCAGATTTAGTTGCTAACGTAGATAACGCCACACATGTCATTAACAACACAGCCCATGACGATGATACAGTTACTGTTGCCAGTGGGATTGATTGGTTTACGTTTAACAATGTCGTTGTTACCAATCTATATGTTTCTGGAAACTCCTGGGTAGGACTTGGCACAAGTGCGGAAGCTAGTAGCATCAAAGTTGATCGCAGAGATACGAAATTGTGGGACTTTTGGACAGAAACCGGTGTAGTTGGCGATCATGTTACCTTCCGATTCCTTCGCTTCCGATGGAGTGGATATTCCTATTACAGCTCGACATCGGCTTCTAACAAGCTGATTTGGGATTGTGTATTGCTTGATAATGGACAGATCTTCTTGAATATTGTCAGTTGGCCAACATCTTATACAGATGGCACAAATGCGCTAGTGACTGCCAACACTTGTACTTATGTCCCATCTGTTGCAGCAACAAAATTCACATTTACTAGATCAGATAATGCAGGCACAAGCTGGACTGTTGCTTCAGGAATGAATGAGCCTTCATATGCACGGGTCTTATATTTGTATAGCGATTATCAAAGCTACATCTATTACTTTTCATCAACAGACAATACACTCACAAAGATTGACGGAATCACAAGAGAAACAATCAATGCGCAGACCTTTATAGACCATGGTAGCAGTGATGCAGCTCCATGGTCTTTATTAAAGAGCCAGTTAACACATCCTGCTATCTTGAAATGGACCGACTCAGCAAGTCCAAAACAGATCAATATCACTCTTGCCGGCATCCCTGTTGCACAGATAATCACCACATTTGCTGATCTGAACGACACAACAATCAAAGGAATCAAATCAATAACGTCAGTCTATGAAGGCAATATTTCAATCTGTTACAGCTATGACAATGTCACCTGGACAGATAATGTCCTTATGGCAGATTTCTTATTGATTGATGTAGCAGCCTTATATGCAGGACTAGCCGCTGAAAAGAAGATTTATTTCAAGATTAAGCTCAATGATGCTACATCGCGCTTCACCAATCTAGTCATCGAGTATATCAACTAAGAAAGGAGATTATATGTTACATGGTCATACCAAAATAGAATTAACAAATGTGGAGGATGGTACAACACAAAAAGTAGAATCAGATAATATGTTCACCAATGCGTTGAATACGGTCTTCAACAAGCATGGAATTGAAGGAGCGTATAGTTCAAGTCCCTATGAAAAGCTGCTGCCACTATCCGAAAAAGGGCTTCGAGGAATTCTTTTATTCCCTGTAACTCTTGAAGAATCTGTGGATAACATCTATCCCAAAACTGCCTTCAAAGCTCATGCAGGTAGTAGCACTGATGTCGGAAGTGATGTCACAAAAGGTGCATACAATGCCACAGAATCTGGAGCTATCACAAATGGATATCGCTATGTCTGGGACTTTACCACATCACAAGGAAATGGAACGATTGCCTCAGTTGGCTTGACTAGCGATATTTTTGGCAATGATACCATGAACACAGATGCCTCTACTTTTGTGGGTGGCAATCGTGGGCTCAGTGTTTCAGGAGAAAGAATTGACCCAGTCCCACCTGGGAGTGGATCATCAGGAAGTAACTATAATTATTTCCCAAATTGCTGTGTTATTGAGCGCACAAAAGATTATGCAATTATCGCAACTCCTGCAAGTAAATCTGGGGTGAATTATATCGGTGAATTGGCACTAATTAAGGTGAGATATCCTTTGAATGCACTGCGATTCGATAGTCCATTAAATTTGTCCTTTACTATTCAGAAAGAAATACCATTAAATGAATCCATCCAATATGCAAATGCTTTCTATCATAATTCCCTTGTATATCTTGCAAGTCGTAAAGATGATACAACTTTGTATTTTATGAAGATTGACCTAACCACAGAAACAGTTACTAAGGATGTGATAACCATTCCGAATCTCACAAAAAATATTCGAAATCATAACTCATTTTATAAAAATGGCTATTTCTATTTCATGCGTAAAGACGCAACAACTTACTACTTAACAAAGTTGAATCTATCTAATTACGCAGACATGACAGATATAGTGACAAGTACTACTTCGGATGGCTCAATGCAGTATATCGAACGTACTAAAACTGCCCGAATCTCTAAGGTAGGGATATTATTTGAAGATGACACCCTATTTGAGAGTCCATTTGTTATCGGGAAAAGCTCACTTGGACAGGATCAAATGAACACGAGTGAAATCATGATAAATGGCTTCTTCGCATTATCCTTCTATCCATATCCAAATAGTAGTTATTCTAGTTATATATTTTTCGATTTCTATGAGACTTTGATTTCAGGATACCTTGCAACAATCAACAATCTTCCATCACCTGTCACAAAGACAGCAGCCCAAACAATGAAAATCACCTATACGGTAACGGAGAGCTAAGGAGGCTCTTTTTTTATGGAAACTATGAATGGAATTGATATCTCCAACTGGCAGGCAGACTTAGATCTGTCTGCAATTTCTTTTGATTTTGTCATCATCAAAGCTACTGAGGGAATTGGCTATGTCAGCCCTAGCTGCGATAGGTTCTTCCAGAAAGCACTAACAATGAATAAGCCAATTGGCTTCTATCACTTTGCACGTCCTATGAATGATGCAGTGGCAGAAGCAGACTTCTTTGTCGAGAGCACAAAGAACTACTTTACTCATGCCATGCCTGTCCTTGACTGGGAAGCAGAGAATAAATGGGACGTTGCATGGGCAAAGAGGTGGCTTGATGAAGTTGCAAGGCTGACCGGTGTAAAACCAGTCATCTACATGTCTGAATCTGTGGTGAATTCTTATGATTGGTCTCCGGTTGTGAATGCTGACTATGGTCTTTGGGTAGCCAAGTATCTCGACTACGTTCCAGATGCCAACTATGACATGTCCTATGCCGGCAATACACCAGATGTATCTTACTGGCCATTCTATTGCATGTGGCAGTGGACCAGTGTTGGTCGTCTTGACGGCTACGGTGGAAACTTGGACTGCAATGTGTTCTACGGGGACTGGCTTGCCTGGGATAAATATGGTGGCATTTCGGATACACCGGTCCTGCCTGATCCAGCACCAGTGGTGCCACCGGTGGTGGAACCTAAGCCGACTGAGGATGAGATCGCACAGTATATTGCTGAAGGTTCGCATGGTTGGGCGGGCGTTTATGGTGAAGAGAGATGGACAAAGCTTGCTACTCTTGGCTATGACGCAGCATCCGTACAGCACAAAGTCAACTGCATCATGGGCGCTTCTACACCGGTGGCTGAGTACTACACCGTGCAGTCTGGCGACACCTTGTCTGGAATTGCGGCAGCCTATGGTACTACTTGGCAGAAGTTACAGAGCATCAATGGAATCGAAAATGCGAATCTGATCTATCCAGGTCAGTCGATCCGAGTCAAATAAGGAGGAAATATGGTCGATACATTACAAGCATACATGGTGGCAGCAATTGCCATCGAAGGTCTGGTCTCCTGGGGTCAGACAATTTTTGTGGATAAGAAGTTTCAGTGGCAGATTCTTGTTTCTTTAGGATTGAGCTTCTTACTGGTTCTTGATCTGCAGTTGAATCTGTTTACAATTCTTTCTATCAATGAGAACTTCCCATGGGTAGGTATCTGCTTAACAGCAGTCGCCATTAGCCGTGGTACCAATTACTTCTATGAGCTTTACAGTCGGCTGATCAATTGGAAAGAGAATAAGTCAGAATGAGCTGGTTCAATCCTTTCTTTACTGCCATCTTGTCTGGTCTTGCCGGTTGGCTGATTGCGGACCTCAGAGCAGTATCAAAGAAGTATAGAGAAACACAGCAGAAAAGCACTTCAGAAGCGGATGCCATTCGAGATGGTGTCCGCTGTCTGCTTCATAGTAAACTGTTCGATTTTTATGCGGAGTACAAGGATGCACCATCATTACCTACACAGACCTGGAAAGAAATCGATCGTGTATATGAAGCCTACCATGCCTTAGATGGTAATGGCACTGGATCTCGAATCTATGAGGCACTCAAAACAAAACCACTGGAACCAGAAGACAAATGAGGCAACTGAGTCATCGTGACTTGGCTGCCTCTCTTTTTTATTGTTTGGAGTTTACAATTACCTCGAGATCATCACATACATGGTCAAGCTGTAACCAGATAGCACGAAATGATGAACTAAGCTCTTCATGGGTGTAATTCATCCCTTCGGAGTTGGACATGGCAATTATCCGTGTTAAATCA